CATCATCCATGATTTTATTAGGCAATACACGTTCTGCATATGCTCGTGTTTGTTCGTAAGTGTGAGATTTAGCGTACTGCTTAATTCCCCATTTTTCTTGTGCCGTCATCTTCAAACTTTTTTCATAAATTCTATCTAGCTTCGGTCTTTCGCTAGCCATTTTACCGCTCCAATATTCTTGCTCTTCAGGAGTTGTGGCACCTGCCAATTGAACCTGTGCATATTGGAACGCACCGCTTACATCGCCATTGGCTATCTTTTGATTCAAGATTATTTGACTAGCTTGTAAGCGATCATTAATAGCAATCTTTCTAGTTTGTTCTTGCAACGTAAAATAATTTTTATATGCCGCCCTAGCTTCATCCTCAGCTTTCTTAATTTGGTCTTCTGAATATTTTGGACTGCCGCCGCTAGACATTGGGGCATTTCTCATTAAGCTCTTATAATGTTCTGCGCTTGCCGTATAATATCCACCAGCTTTTAATTTATCAGCATATTCATCTATAGATTGTGCATTGATAGCATTATTAGGAATGATATATCCTTTCATCCAATCATCAACAAACTCTTCATCAGAATTGTACATTTTATAATAATTTGTACCACCATCAGTCTGTTTGTTTTCTTCACCATTTGGTTCAACCTGTGTTAAACCTGCGTAATTGTGATTTTCTCTAGCAAGCCTGCTTAATTCACCGCCAACTGTACCTTCTGCATATAATTGTCGATATGCGATTTCAGTATTAATACCATATTTTTTATTAGCATAAACAGCCATATCCCATAACTGTTTGTTTTGACCAACACCACCTTTAATGGCTTCTTCGTTTTCAGTTTCCATCTTGGCTCTAACATACA